GGGGTGTCGCATTTTGTGACTCGTTTTATTTCATTTAAAAAGTTGTCACGGTCGACGTTGATGTCGGTAAACGAATGGGCGTTGCTGTATCTTCTTTGATGAATGTCCAAACGTCTTCGATTGGTCCTTCATCTACGATGTAGTTCATAGCAGTAGCTTGGATCTGTGCTACTTCTACTTCATCCAAAGCTTTAGATGTGTCGCCCATTACAAACGCTAAGAGTTCTGGTGTGTTGTAACCATTCTCTTTGTCCCATTGCCACCAAGCATCGTAGTCTTTGTATGGGTTGTATGGGTTGTCGTACGTAGTAAGCATAGCATCGATACTTACTGCTTTGTTGTACTCTTCATTCGTTACTGTGTCAGCATAGAGTGAAGCGTTGTCAACAGTGTCGTTGCCTTGTTGTGTTGCCATGGTCTACCTCCTTTCTATGATAGGTCTTGCACAGTAGACACACTGATGCCTAGAGCAGATGCTACTTCAGCATAGGTGTGACCACTCTTAAGCATAGCTCTAGCTCTGCTAGCTGTACCAAGACTGACAGCCTTCTCTTTACGAGGAGTAGCCAGTTGCTTGACACGATCACTATCAGCAAAGCGTAATACATCAGTAAGCATCTTAGTACTTACAGCACCAGACTGTATAGCTTGCCACTCATCATTGTCTATGTTGATACGAGTACCAGCTCCATCAGCACCAGTCTTTATACGGGCTGCTGCAATAGCCTGTTGTTTGAGCTTCTTAAGTTGTTCTTTACCCATCTCAGGAGTACGTTTGTCAGCAATAGCTTTGTTAGCTATGAGCTGAGCTTGACGTTCTTTAGGAGAGTTCATAAGGGCAGTATTAAGCTTGTGTTGTAGAGACTCAACTTGATCCTTATACTTAACTCTTGCCTCTTTGCTGAGCTTAAGATTAGGAGATGTCTCTACAATTTTATTAGCTTTATCCCTCATTTTACCAAGGGCATTTACATAATCACCATACATGTTTTCAATAGGAGTTCCAGAACCTAGTTTCTTAGCATCATCAACTAGTTCAATTACACTATCTGTAGAAACTGTTTTAGTTTTCTTGACAGTAGGTTTCAATCTAGGATTTGCAGCTAGTTCTTCTGCAGTACGTGGTTTTTCCCAGGTCTCTGTTTCTCTATGATCTGTTTTTGATCTAGAAATAAGAGTTGAGGCTCCCATTTTTGTAGTACCAGTAATAACATCATAGTGCATCTGATATCTTTTACGTAATTCAGGAATACGATTTTCTCTTTCAGATCTTTTATAATCTAAATTATGTTTTTCCGCATCAATAACAACCATTGAATGTTTTACGGCTCTAGCAATTTCACTATTTGATGCGCCTTTCAAAGTCATATCAGTAATAAGATTTGAAACTTCGCCCATTGTTTTCTGTTTAATTGTCCAGTCACCTTTTGAATTACGATTTAAAATGTTTTTATCTGGAGAATAATAATCGTTCGTATCAAAGTTCTTTAATTCTTTTAATGAACGACTTGTTTTAATTCCGTTTTTATTATTAGGAATAACCATAACGGAGTCACCATCGAAATCCGCACCAGATAATTTAGATGCAACAGACGAATCAATTCCGACTGCATCTTTTGCACCCTTCATGAATTTAGCTGCAGTGTTTCCTAATTTATTATTAACAGTTAATTCTGGTAATTCGAAAATACCACCATGTGGATATCGAACAAGAACTACTTTCTCACCGTTTTTAAAATTAGGAGCATAGATTTCGTTAGCTTTAATTCCAGATAAAGGTAATAATACTTGACCTTTCATTCTGTCGAAGCCAGTCAATTTAAGATTATGCCGTTTGGTTGTGAGGCCATCAGCAAAATCCTGCATCATTACACGTTTAACTACAGGATTTGTTAGATTAGAAATCTCATCAAACTCTTTCTGTAGCTTTTTATATGTTTCATCAATACGACCTTTAACCAAAGCTGGTGGTTGTTTGGAAACAAATTGAGAAGATAATGTTTTAGACCAGCTAGCCCAGTCGCCTTCTTCATTTACTTTGTTGATAGCGCCTTTTTGTCCACCAACTTTAATTGTTGCGCCGAATGGATTATCTGGATCATCTTTTAATTTCTTCAAGACATCTTCTTTTGCAGTACCTTTATGTTTATTGGTATTGAAAATAATGTCAACGCCTTTTGGAAAATCTTTTGGATCTCCATAAACAGCCATACCTTTAAGATAATGCGTACCATTTACACCAATACGAACTTGAGCATAACGGGATTTCCCAAGATCAAGATCTTTTACTCCTGGACGTAATTCCATTACACCATCTTTATCAGTACCACCTTGTTCAGCATATCGAATTCCTACACGTTTCCAATCAACATGTTCGATTGGGCGTAATCCTAATACACTTTTTCCATCATCAGTCTCGGAAATAAATGGTGGTTTGATTTCATGTTTGTGTTGACGAACAATATCAGGATTTGATTCCTTGGTTAAGACTTTCATTTCGACCCAGTGATCATCATTTGTTGCATTCTTAACATATACAGTATGTTTATGATATCCTTCGGATTCTAATTGTTGTACAGCACGTTTAAGAGTGTTTTCATTTACTCCTAATTGTTGAGCTGCACCAAGACCAACGTCAAGATATGGATTCTTTTCGATCAATCCCTTAATATCAGTCTTAATTTCTTCCATACGATTTACATTGTGACGAACTTTAGCATCCAAATTCATACGAACTGTAGATTCTGGAATACCAGTCTCACGAGAAATCTCAATAGAAGACATTCCTTTTGCAGATAATTCCTGAATACGACTAATGTTGTATTTACGAATTTCATGCTTAGCAATATTATTACGAGAACGGAATTCGGTCGTTGTGATACCAAGCTTCATAGAAATTTGAGTATCAGTTAATCCGCTCTTACGGTATTTAGCAACGACATCTGACCAGGAAGTCGCACGTTGATATGAATTTTCTCCCGAACCCCAAGCAAATCGTCCACTATGTGGAATTGATCCTTGGTGAGGAGTTCCTCTATGTTCTAGAAAATCATTATATGCATCTTCAAGATTCATTATTTACCTCGGTTTGCTTTCAAGTATTCCACTGAATTCTTTAATTGTGTGATATACATCATACACATCTTCCGCCTCTGGAATATATGTACGAATATCATCGCCTTGATAAATACGAAGTTCAAAATCAGTTTTCTCAGGTTTAACTCCATACTCAAGACAGAAATAAGCAGCATAAACTAATAGCTGTTCCATCTTTGGTTTGGATACTCCAGTCTTCAAATCATGAATTCTAAGAAATCCTCGTGGATTATCTTTCTTTGGCGGATCATATCGGATAGCATCTGCTGTACCGAATGCATATGGACTGTAAAATAATAGTACTTCACTATCCATGCGATATCCAATTGCGTCATTTACGAAATTAGCCACAGCTGGGTGAGTATTACCTGGGAGTAATTTAATTCTATGTTGAATTGCATGACTCGCAAATTCGTGTAATTCTGTTCCTCGTTGTTTAGCTTTTTCGTTTTCGAAACGCTCAACTAATTTCTCTGGACTGTAATTTAACCAGTGACACTGACTAGCACTTAAAAATGAGTGCTTACCCTCGTATTCGATGTGTCTGTTCCATTTCATGCAGAACATCCTCCTTATTCTCCGGATAAATCACTCTCGCCCATCCTCCGTTTTTATTATACTGCTCAAGATAATACTCTTGATTTGGTCTAAACGGACTCTTGGCACTCTTCTTGCATTCTAAATGATAGGAATATGGCCCGACATCCACAGACAGGTCAGGAATTCCTTGAATATAGTTTGGATCATTCTTTTTGACAATCGCATCAGGAAATAACTGCTTGATGTCTTTAATCAATCCTTTTTGAAAATCTCGCTCCAATTTGGACATTCGTGGGTCACCCAATTCCTTTCGTTAAATTTCTTTTTGCTAGATATAGATCTAGCGATAGCATCATCAATTGAGGCTGGGGATTTCAAGTAAATGTAGAAAAGATCTTTAAAGGAGGTATTCACTCGATTAATTCGTCCTTCGGATTGTTCCATAATTCGATAGGAATAATTTAACGAATAGAATAAAATCGTGTCAGTAGTTACGCAGTTCCATCCCTCAGCCCCGGCCGTGTACTGAACCAGATATACCCAACTATCGGAATCAGGTATTGGCTCATGCTTTTGACCATTCCATTGATAAAATGCCCTATTTAATTCTTGACAAATCTCTTTGAGAATATCAAGCTCATAGGTGTAATTATAAAAAACTATGATTCTATCACGAGTCATAATTTGTCGCTTCACATTCTCTCGCCTACGATCGCTAGTATTTACTATGCGGCGTAATACTTGAGTGAACTCGGAAGCATTTTGTATAGGTTCTTCCGTAAATGGATTGAACCTAGTTTTCTTTACTTGCTCATATAATTCTTTATCATACTGAGCAGTAATAAATTGACGATGGACTTTTGTTGTCCTGAAATCTTCCATGGGTACGGCAAGATATCGTCTATATCGTTCAAGCTTATCTGTTTTATGATATCGCTTGATTTGTGGGAACTTCGAATATGGATTGTACTCGACATGTTGTTCAACAAAATCGGTTTTGTTTCGATAGAAATTATTGGCTATGAAAATACACATCCAATCCATCCAAACATCACCAGGCGTCGCGGTGAGCATTATCCATTTATTCTTTCTGGCAATTGATATAAATGCCATTCCCCACGTTCCGTATCCGATTGCTCTTTGTTCATCAAAAATAAAGAACGCATCTTTTACGTCAGAATACTTGTTGATGTTATTCCACGAATCAACAACACCATTTATTCCTAAGGCTTCAAAATCTCTATGCCATTCACGATCGTTTCGTTTCTTGGCAACCGTAATAATATACAGTGGCTTATCAATATGGTTCTCCATATAATAAAATAGGCCGGTCAAGGATTTACCAGAACCGACCTTCCCGCACAAAACAGATCCGTTATGCATACTATCAACTGCCCTACGCTGATAGTCGTATAACTCAATAGTCATTAAAATCCATACTTACGTTCAAGTGGATTTGCTGCGACGCGAATATAAGCACTCTTCAAGTCAAGACGAGCATATGTACCATCTTCACTTGGCTCGCGGCGACGGATAACCATATCGCACAAGGCAATTTCCATTTCATCAATAAGACCGAGTTGATCTTCGTTGAAATATGTACGTTGACTTGGATCGATAGGAGCGTCAATTGGAGTTTCACCGTCATCATAAATGATGGCTACCGATGGAACTGAGAATTGAGTATATACACGAACCTTGAAATAGAATTGTGGTTCGTACATATCAGGATTCTCGGCCATCTTCTTTTCCATTTCCGCATCTTTAGCTTTGGGTTCCCATACTTTTACGTTAACACCATACTGCTGAAGAATATCCGCGTCTTCTGGGTTGACAACAACATTGAAATAACGATCGCCTTCACGATTGTATTTCTCTTGTCGTCCGGCGAAGTTCGGTTTAAACATAAACTGAACGTCTTCCAAAATGATTTGTGAATTTGAAGCTTGCAATAATTTAGTCATAGTAATGTCCTTTCTAAAATGACGTGCGTGACTCAAAAACAATGAGAGGAGTGAAAAATTCGAGTTTTTCCACGTCCCTCTCTATTATGTGCCATGTAATTTCTGCGGGGTCTAAAATGACCCTGCGCGAAAATTGAATTTAAGCGACCTCAGAATTTTCGGCATTGAGACCAAGGGGCTCAATATAATCCTTCGGCATGTCGTCAACGATTTGATTGATATCACCGACCTTAATAATTTTCTTAAGACCAGCAATTGCAACCTTATCGTAGTAGTCAAAGTCAATATCTTCGTAGTTGAATTCTGAAGTTTGTTTGAATTTGAATCCTTTTGTACCAGTAACGGATTTAAAGTTCTCGTTATCTTCAGTCCACATACATTCTTCACCTGTTAGTGAAGCATAAATAGATCCAACTTTTCCAACAAACTCGTCTCCAAGATAGATATGACCTTTTGATTGTTTGGTGATGAAGAAATCTTTATCAACCAATTCTTCTTTTGTCCATACCCGCTTAAGTAGATATGGATTTGCGAACTCTGCTCCTGTTGGAGCCCAAGCATCATCTTCGAGTTGAGCGATATAAACAGCATTGTTAATAAGGGCCATGCGTTTATATGTATGCTCGTGGTCGAATTTATAGTTGTACTCAGGTCGTTTACCAAACTCATCAACGAATTTGATAATATAATCGTCAGAATTAGGAACTTTAACAGAGTCTGTCTTAATATGACAGACCTGATAACCTTCGGCTTCTATTGCGAATTTAAGATCAACCATAAATAAAGCTCCGCGCTTAGCAACAATATTATCAATGTTATCTTTGTGTTTGAATTTATTATCAAACGATGCAGACGTCATACCATATACGGCGTTGATGGCAATCTTCAATGCTTCAACCAATGGTTTACGATACTCTGGATTGTCCAAGAATGGGGCGAGCTTACCGTCAAACATAAGTTTAACTTCAGCAATCTTGTCATGTTTTAATAACACGCGCACTTTAAGTAATTCAGCATAACGTTGAGTATATGGACCGAAGTAATTCATATTGATTAAACTATTCGGATGCATTGACTCGACGTCAAGCAACGCAATGTTTTTATACACGCCAGGTTCGGCATATACATATCCACCTTCTCCAGTTTCAATACCACGATACGTGGACTTACCGAATTTGTATTCGTATCCTGGGAATGTCTTACGCAAGTCTGTATAAATAAACTTATCTTGTGGACGTGGATCTTGACCGAAGATAAATAATGCAGTAAGTTGATTGTTTGTTGCATTCATAGATCCACCAGATAGAGTAGCTAAGATCTCACGAGCAATATAGTCAGCAAATGTAGCATCAAATACTTTCTCAGTAGCCATAACGTCGTTAACACAGTATTCAACAACAGTCTCGACCAAATCGTCTGGTACTGGTTGATCCCAAGGGATTTCCATTTCGACGTGGTTGATTCCCAAATCAACTTCCCAACGTTTCAACGATTGTTTCTTCTTAGCGTACTCATAAATATCAGCATAGCTCAATTCATAAGCTGCAGCATACATACCAGTCTTCGCATTTTTCTCGTTGATAATTCTTTGGGACTGTCGGAATAACTCCATGTTTGTCCCACCTAACAAACGAGCGTAGAGAATATGGTTATCGTATCGACGGTTGTTGAAACCGACTAATGGGAACGAACACAAATATTCAATTTGATCTGGTGTAGGATTTACCCAACGAACGAATTCGTCTTCACCATACTTTTTCCATACGACGACAAATAGATTTGGATAAACCTCAATATCGAAGAATACAATTTCTTCTTTGGCAACGATTTGCGTGCCTGTTGTCAACTCAGTCTCTGTCTTTCCATCATCGTCTCGAATTGAAGACCATGGGATTTTAGAAAATACATCCAGACAATAATCTTTGTTGTTTGTGGACTGTAGGGCTCGAAGAAATACCGAATGCTTCAAGTCTGTAATATCATATTGCAGACCCATATCATGTGCCTTCTGAATTTCATGAGCAATCCAGTCAATGGTTGGTTTTGTATTTGCGTGGCTTGGTTTCTCTCCCTCAATTAAACCAAGCTGCCGCTTAACAAATTTACGAAGTGTCTTCTCTGTGTAAGTGATTTCTTTCACTTGATCATACATCTCATTTCTCTCTTTCTTCTCTTTCATCGGCAGCCCCGACGAAATATGAGATACTTCAAGATTGTTTGATGCATTATCAATCCGTCGTAAAGACGCCTTCCCTTTGTAAACTTTAATTTCAACATTGTCTTCAACGACATTGTCTAATAAATTGACATCACCATCATACAAATAATGCAGATGAATGCCTTTACCCGATTTAGAGACCTCCGCATACGTCGGCGGATACTTGGCCGCCGCTTGTTTGTTTAACTCTAAACTTTTCTCTCCATTCTCGTCCTTGATATCAAAGTCGAGAATAATATGTTGTAGTGGAACTTTTACCCAGTGTAGTTTCTTAGTATCGATTTCTTTTAACGTTGTTACGACATCGTCCCATTTCTGAGATGGATTACCATTCTCCAAAGACGGTTGTGCAGGATAATCGGCAGCCAATTTATTGAATACCGCATTGTGATAGCGTAAATCGAGCCAATCCTTAACATCATCTTCAGGAATATCGATACCAACTACACCTTCAGGAAATGCTACAGACCATTTAAATCCTTTGAAATAATTAAATATTCGAACGCCATCAACTTTTGTATCTTTAAGCATGGTTTCGAAATATCTAAGAGCTTCACGTTTGATTGTGGCTTTATATCCGTCCGTCTTCCAACCCATATCTTCAAGATAGTTTTTATACAACTCAGAAAGTTGTTTAAGACTAATACCGTCTTTCATTTGCATAGCTTCACTACGCATAAAATCAAAGATATGGTCAGTCTGCTCCGCCATATCAACATCGAAGTAATCGTCGAAATGGTCTTGACCCAATTCTTTGAATCGATTAATCGCAAGATTAGCAATATATGGTAACTCGTATTTGATCTGATTCATTAGAGAATCATACTCCCTATGAGGTACTTTATTACCACTAGGATTTACCACCACAGCTCGTCGAGTAATACCAGAATCAACATTTCGAACTTTATATCGTTGGTTTGATGCGGTAATAAGCAAACCGCTAAATGTGACATCGTATTGTTCTTTATACTTTTGGTTGACAGAAATGGTTTCGTGACTTGTCAGTTTCAATAACGGAGTATCGTTATAAATATGACTGATGTCTGTATCCTCATCAATCAACAATGGAACTTCTTTAATTTGTCCTGTTGCGAATGGATCGCCACTAGTCAATATTTTCAAGTCGATAGTTCCACAGTATTCTTCAAACAACCATCTGAATATCTTTAGGACTGTTCCTTTACCACTACCCTTCGATCCGTACAAATACATGAACTTTTCGATCTTACGCATATTGTTGGTGAATAAGGCTCCCATGAACCAGAGAATTTTGTCAAGTTCTGCTGGAGCATACAAAGTCCCAAGCAATTTCATGAATGCTTCGGGATTTCCTTCTGTTGGCGAATAAGAAAGTTGTGTGGTTGCATAATCCAATCGCTTCATCTTATGATCGGCGAATAATACTTTCTGGTTGAACGGAATATCATTCTGTTCTGTGGCTTTACAATAGTCAATAAATAATCGGAACTTCCCAGCAGAAGCTTTCCGAATTTCTTTTACTTCAATTCGTAGCCCAGGGCTCTTCTCTTGAAGTTCTCTTGCTCTATTCCACAATAGACTATCAATATCATGAAATAAGTTTCTCTGTAATGTGTCCCATCTATATCCATTCCAATAAGCATAGAATTTGCCACCCTTTACAACTAAATCCTTGGCGTCGCCAAAAACGAAGTCGGGCGACACCTCATAATCACACGATCTGTTATTGGAAGTGAACTTTTTGACGGTAACATCTAAAAAATCCATTTAGTTCCTCCTCACACACTTTTTCCCACCATTTCCCCATTGTTTATATATATAGTTAAAAATTTCAACTCGCTTCTACAACAATACGAAAATCGGCTTTTTTTACGGATTTTATGGGTATTTCACACAAAATCCCGTAGTTTTTTCAAGCAAATCACCCGTAATCCTATAATAAAAATGCATGGACATTAAAATCCCGCAAAAAATTCATCGGGATTCTTATGGCCAAAATGGCCCTAATTCCTACCAAATTATCCTAAATTCGAGCCCATATTCGCTCGTTTTCTTGTCCAAATCATACCAAAAGTCCCTCTCAAATACCAAATCATACTCGAATCCGAGGACTTCTGCACGGAAATAATCCCCTTTTTCGTACGTATCTTTCAGCTTTTCAGGCCCTTTATACATGAATTTGAACCCCTGGATCTGCCCAATATCGTCCTTGACATAGGCAATACCAACCCAATTATGGTCTTTAAAAACCTTAAAATCAATGCTCTTTCCCATCTCGTTCCTCCAATTCTTTCCGTCCAGGAAATTGAAAAACGGGGAATTTAATCAACTCCCCGGTCTTCGAATTATATGCCCACTTACGATCATGACTAGTCCACCAGTCATTTTCCTCAACTTCATTTAAAGTTTTAAGCTTACCCTTCATTGTCCTCACCATTCACCGGATTAAATCCGTGTTCCTTACGAATATCGTTCAAGGTTTTCGTTTTCTCTTTAGGTTTACAAGGTCCCGCAGTAAGTGTAATATCACCTAAACTACGCACAGTAGACCCATCACCAAATGAGAAAATACCATCATCTTCAGTGAAAGTTACAGAGGATCCATTTTGACCCTCAAGTTTAACCTCCTCTTCCCATCCTTCACGCTCGTGGAAAATAGATTCGTCTTCCTTATCCACAATTTTATCGAACGGACCATCAGTCTTTTCGAAATATGTAGTGAAAGATCCATCACCATTAGCCACAATACGAACAACCTCACCTTTCTCAATACGAGATAACATCATATCAAGCATAACGCGGTCGTTTTCTTTCTTGGCTTCCTCTTTACTAAGCTGTTGGAGATATGAAGCAATTGTATCGATACCATCTGGGAATTCATACACGGCCTTATGACCGTAATCCACTTTAACAGGAGGATTCTTAGGTAAGGTATCTGGGCGATGAACATAAGCCATAACTTCGTCCCATTTATCACGAGGAATATTAAGATCCAGTTCTAATTTCTCAGGACCCTTTAAATGAATCCCGGAGAACTTCGGATGAAATTCAATCTTACCAGTCTTAATATCCATCGCTGCGAGTCTATCTTTACTGTGGATCTTAGATTCGCCTTTCATATTATCAACAATCGCATCAGCATTCTTAATAATACTCTCAATGTTTCCATCGAGCTCTTTCATGCGCAATTCCTTCCAATCAGCCGCCTCTTTAAGCTTCAACCAGCACGCAGCCATAGCAGCATAGTTAGACAGGTCTTCTAAGGTGTCTACGAGGCTCTCAGAGGCGATCTGAGCGTCTTTAGAAGGATCATTGAGTGAAACTAAGCGCTCGAATTTGTCGCTCATACGGACGATGCCAGCCACCAATCCGAACGTGTCCAAACTCTTCTCAAATGAGTTGCCATAGTCGTGATTTTTCTTACAAAATACATTCCATTGGTGATCGTATTGTGTTTTCATTGTGTTTGGTGTTAATTTGTCTGTCATTTTACCCCTTTAGAATCCAATACATCATTCACAAAATTACGGTTTACTTCACCCAACTCTAATAGTTGATCCAAATATTTACGTCCATAAGAACGTTGGCTCTCCGTAATTTTACCCTTAGATACGTTCATGGCAGCTAAGCGGCTGTAATCGAAGATATCAGTATTTGGTTCGAGGATTTGTTTGCAGTAAATAGCTGGGAAGATGATTTTATTACCATCTACAATATTCAATTGGGTGATTACTGAGATATCCCAACCGAAATAGTAGTCTTTTGTGGTTACTTTCTTACCTGCCATACGACGAATATCAGCAACACTGATTGTGCCACCGTATTTAAGGAGGTCTAGGAATGTTTGTAGTGTCAATTCGAGCTGGTCTTCAACCGTAGATCCATAAGAACCCGGGTTAATTGAGTCGATGAATGCTGCTTGGTCTTTGAAATGCCCTTTTTCGATAGTTGGAATACGTGTAATATCAAGTTTCATTGTTTGCAATCCTTTCTGCGCAACGATTTAAAATTAGATCCTCCATAAGAATTAGTTCTTTAGGAGTGTAGATTATCTCGGATTTAGTCTTTGAATAAATACCGAAATGTGAGTTGTAGTCAATATCGCTTACATCAGGCCAATTAAATTGACCATATAAGCGAGAATTAAATAATTCGTCAGTAATTTGACTATGTGGAGGGATTTTGTATCCCGTCACGAATGGAATATTGTATCCATGCTGAGGTACAAAACAATTATCCACATTAGAATGCTGCAAACGGATTGAGAGGAAATATCCCTTGCTCAATCCATCAGCCATGTAGTTATCGAATTTCAATTGGTCATTACGAATGTCTTGTAGAAATCTAACCATGCCCGCAGCTTCTGAGAAAATGAGCATACGCAAATCGCGATTACGCTCGGATAGTAGTAGGTATGGAAATGGGATCTGGAATACGCTGCCTGGGAAATAACCGATCAACACATTACAATACCCAGGGATATAGATATTGACACCTGGATTATTCCGAATTCGGTGCAAAATCCCACCCCGGGCAATTTTTGATAAATCGATTTCAACGTCGAATGGCTTGAAATACGAGCAGGTATTCAGCATCTCTGCCAAATACTCTGATCTGTATTCACGCGCAGCAGCATAGTCAGGTTCCTTCCCGAATGGAAATAAGATACCTGGATTAGTGATCATAGCAGCCTCCCTTGCGGAACCGCTCGATATCGATAAATAATCCTTGGTTGTCTGGATGGTCAACACCATATAATTGGTCACCGAATGTTACGAGAGCTCCTTTAGAACCATCATAACCTCTGTCGATAGGGATCATAGGATAGATATCACAATTAGCATTTGTCCAAGCCACAAGAGTAGCTGGGTTATGAGCTAGCCCATCAATAACAGTACCAGGATTTCCATTAGTACGCATAATACAAATAAGTGGTACAGCGATTGTGTCACATTTAACCGTGAAGAAGCGTAGGTTCTGAGATAAGGTTGTCTTCTCCATGATATACCCGGAGTCGTTAATTAAGAAACGATATCCAGGGATATCAACAGCTCGTTCATTGCCAACAGTATAATTGGTTACCCCGTATTTGTTCGAGTCGAATATCGTTTTAGACGGATCAACTTTGAAATCGGATGGGATAACATCAGCCCAGTATTTACCACGGACATTCCATTGGTTTAGGATAAGCTGGTTCTTCCAGATGAAATTAATACAATCTTTACGTAGGTCTTTAGACCAATTATATCCCTTACGGACGTACCACATAGAGAATTGGAGACGAACGCGAGCAAATGCCCGCGCTATCCCACTAGCCATTGCCTGTAGGATATCATTCATTATCTTCGTCCTCCTCTTTGTAAGGGATTGTGAATTCTGGGTCGAGACGTTCTTCCATGATTTCGTAAATACATACGTTCATTTCATTATACAACGCTTCACATTCATTGTATTGGTCGAGATCAATATGGAATAGTCCATAAGTGTCATCAGCATTTGGACGATGTGCACGGTCATGCTCAATAAATGAGATGAGAGTGTCGTGGATAACTGGGTCAATATCGGATTCGAAGTCAAGACCAATAGTCTCAATCAACCAACCTGCGACTTGCTCGGTAGATACACGATATAGTGCATCTGCTATAATTTGAGAATACTCCAGAAGAGCTTCAGCAACAGACGCCCAGTCACTATTAGACGTTCCGAAACCGAAATGTTCGGTACGGCGCTGAACAATATCCTCACGACGTCCCCAATCACCAACCTTAGACTTAAGAGGGTTGAATTCCCATGAGAACAAGGCAATAAGATCACGACGTAATTGTTCGTCTTGGATATCATAACGGTCGAGGACGAGTGCCTTGTAATAATCAAACGCTTCGATAGAATGTTTTTCATAAATGATGCGATCATGCTCCATATTAGCTCCTTTCAATGAGCGGATTTGACTACCCATGTCCTCAACGCTTTCGATAATGTCACGGACAGGACGATCTTTTTCACGGTAGTTGTATAGACGAGTCTTACCTGTTGGTAATTTCTGTACGTAATCATATAGGATACCATCTTTGCTCATTTCCTGAATACATTCTTCAGTGAGTGGATCATAGGTAGCTCCGAAATTACGTTCATACGGTGTCAAATCACGACGAATAAATCCGTCTTCTGTCTTGAACCAATCAAACTCGTCATCAACTGGAAGGCCTTCGAGCTCGCGAATATGGCGTTCATTCTCAATTTCACGCGCTTGACGCTCAGCGATCTCTTCCTCGATCTTTTTAGCTTCGGCTTCCGCAACCAACTCTTCGTAAGATAAGCCCTCTGCCTCCAAAGCTTCTTCTTCCTTCCACCATTTATAGATGCGGTAGGCACCGTAAGAGATGCCCGCCACACCAGCCAAACTCAAAATAACTTTAACCGATGCTTTCATTATATGATTCCTCCTATATTATGCTAATTCTTTGCGGCCTGGGATAATATCGCGCAGGTTTGTTGTAGAATACAAGTTGCGAGGTGTTTGCCATCTTACATAAATTTGTGGCTCATGCTCTTGCTTGTCTTCGTTCCATACTTCATGAGTGTCCCATTCGAGATAGAATCCATCAGTATCCGTCCAACCAAATGGGAGAGCTGCTTTAGGCACTTCAAATCCGAGTGCGTCTAATACTTCAGCAAATGTCAACATTCCGCCACCAGATTGTGTGTTGATCTTTTGAGTTAACATGTTGTCCACTTCTTTAACCCAAGCTTCGTTGTAGTCTGGATCATCGGATGCGTAGTGGCGAGAGTATTTGAACCAGCGTCCATAGAAGTCGCCTTCCTTAGGAACAATAGATTCTACTTCAACTTCTTTTCCGTCGATTTCAACTTTCTTAGTTTCAATCGGTGCGTCGATTTTCTTGAATGTTTCTTCATCCAATACTTCTTTAGCACGTAGACGGTAGCGAGCATGTTCTTCTGTAACCATTGTAAGGGCAGCAGATACGGCTTTAAGACGGTTTGTTTGGATCGCAAACCCCAATCCAATAGCAGCAGTAGACGCCACAGCAATAGCAACCGGTACAGCAACATCTTTAGTTACGTCTTTAATAACGTCCAAACGAGTGTATTCTTCACCAGCTTCGTCTTTAGCTTCGTATTTCGCTTTAGTCGCTTCAAGCTTTTTACCAGATTGGATACCTTTATATACGGCCACGCCATATCCAACAAGTCCAGTAGTCACTAATGCAACTGGTGCGTACTTCTTAGCCAAGATTTTAGATACAGTGTATGAGTGTTTTGCAGCAGATTTAATAGCTTTCATGTTTGGTAATTTCATTTTAGTTTCTCCTTTGTGTCTTACTTAGCATCACGGTTATATGTGATGTTATCTTGAATCCATTCTTTTGTTTCTTTTTCAATTAAGAAACTGAAGCCTGAGCTATTCCCACTTGAGAAATGGCTTTGAGCTTTGCAGGTTGCGTTGTTACGGATATAGTCCGTATGAGTAAATGTGAGATCCCAATCTGGACCGTAGAAATTAACGGTTACACTTGTGACATCAGCAAATAACAATGGTCGCTGTTCACCCTTGGGATAGATTCGAAGTTTCATATAGTTCCTCCATGGTTTTATCGATAGCTCGTTCAACGGCTAAGTCTTTAATTGAGAATTTGAATGCTGGGACATCGAAATATGGCATGATTAGAAATCCCTGAGAACGTCTGAATATGTATGTGATGTTCTCATAGTCAACCATATATACTTGTCCGTCTTTCGACGTGGTGATATCGTCAATATCTCTTAGAGTATCGACATATACACCATCCAACATAACAATAGCATTTAATTTAGTTTCGTTTGTATGTTTCATAGACCTGCTCCAATACTAAATAACAGATACTGAATTGGTATAGGAAGAATATGAATGCTGTGATCCAAAACCACAACATAATTCCTAATGCCCAAAACCAGTATAGCAGATATAACAACCCAACAGTCGTTATAATAGTTGGCAGCGTAAGAAGTAAGGCCTTAATCACTTTTGTCATTTGTCTCTCCCGATCCACAATATAGCCAAAATAAACCACCCAAAAGGCGGTGTACACAATAAAAACAAAGTTCCTAGACAACTACGCATGGCCGTATTCCTCCGCTGTACCTCTCATAATGTCAATCCAGTATTTCTTACCAGATTTACGGTCGACATAACAATCACCATCAATATCAAAACCTCCTCTGAAGAATTTATCTTTCATTACTTCCAAAGGTGGTAACTCTTTTGGCCATTCTTTTGACATGACTAGTCCTCTTTCTTTTTGAATTTACACACAATGCAGTATTTAGTTCCTGCATCAACAGTACGAATATCGACATTCGATTTAATCCAGATATAATCCTGGTCACGAATATCGAAACGATCCTCTGGCAATTCCAGAAGTATCTTAAAATCACGTAGGGTCATCTCCTCAACGGTATCCATGTGAGCGACAATGCGCTTCACCTTACCTAAGTCTGATGTCGTGATCCCTTGTGACATAATACGATTCCATTTGTCACTCATTTACACCTCCACTGGAATTGGGAATTGGATCTTAAATCCTCCTCCACGGGCAGCCACAATACGTGCACCGTCTAATCCATTAGAACCTCCAAGAGTCGTCCAACCATATGCCTGATCTGTAAATGCAGCTGGTTGGTCAGATAACTCATAGAAGTCTCCGACAGTAACCACCCCATATTGGTCAAGGTTCGCCAGAAGAATATTGAATACTTCCTGAGCATCTTGACGAGTCTCGAAGACAATATCATTGACTACATTAGAAGCCCTGTTGTTCCGCTTAGCGAAGTTCTTAGTGTAGTCGTTTCGTCCATTAGAACGATATGTATCCATACGGGTAACATTACTAGGACGTCCCCAGAACGATCCACTATTACCTCGACGGTGAATATAGTCGTCGCCAAAGATAGCGCGCTGCACAGCAGTCACCAATACATCAGCAACTGTATTTTGTACAGATGGCACAATAACCTCTTGTACTAAATGTGTAGCCGCTCCACGGAATCCTTCTTCACCAAATAGGATATGACTGAACCATTTACCAACACCTGGCTTTTCGATTCGTCCTTTAGCTACCGCTGTAATATGCTTTTCTTCTAATTCACCCTCAGCAATTTGGGTTGTTTTTAGTTTTACTTTATCGTAAGATGTTTTGGTCATCTAAATCCTCTCACTTTCTATCGTAGCAATCCACTGTGCGTCGTCGGGATTCATACGTTTCTCAATTCCAGACAAAGCGTAATAACGCTCTCCACGATATGACATCACATCTCTATATACATTTAGTTCTGTAGCCAAATCAGCTAGTGCAATATCTCGAGGCCCGTCTAGCAATAAGAAAAATGTATACCGATTTCTACCATGGTTGTGTACTTTAACAACATCATAGTCATCTAAAATTACTGCCATAAGTTATTCTTTACTAGTTTTTCCGGCTGTATACCCCCATAAGTACATAGCAATCGTCTGTAAGGCTCCTGTCAAACACACAGCAACTCGAGGCTCGGTGTTAAAGAAATAAACAAACGTAGTATATAGTGCAGCGCTAAATAACGCTCCGATAAAGCACATGCATACAGCGCCAATAAATGTTTTCACTAGTAGTTCTCCTTTCTAAATTCAAAAAAGAATACGAGATGTAATATCCCGTATTCTCTTAAACGATGCTTTTAGAACGCAACGTCATCAGTTCCATTTTCTTCAGAATCTTCGTCTTTAGGTTTTGTCAAAGCGTGTACGACTACACCAGCGACAGTTACCAATCCGCCAACCACTAAAGTCTTGACTACAACTGGTCGCCATTTAGCAATACCGCGAGTACATTTCTTTTTGAAATTGTCTTTAGGTTGCTCTACGTCGACTGATTGAATATCAGTTTCTTTAGCGGTTTCAGTTGTTCCATCTACTTCGTTGTTCACAACTTCCTCCTTAAGTTCTTCGATTTTGTTTGAAACAGTTTCTTTTGACATGTTTATGTCCTCCTTTTTTCTTTCGTTTCATTATAACACGTGTAATTTCTGCGGATTATTGCAGATCTTTCAAATATTCCAATTGCTCGGTCACCAACTCAGGATTAGCCATGATTGTACACATGTCGTTCACAACCAACGGACCGTGTTTGGTGCAGAATTTCTCTGAAATTTCTTTCAGATCAGCCATAGCTTTTTCTGAAAATCCGAGTTGATGATATAGTACCATCAAATATGTGATCACTGCTTTCTGGATTGGGTCAAGATTTGCATTATCATAATCATATACCATAGATTTGTATAGGGCAAGAATCATAAATGAATCAGTATCTTTTATTAATTCTGGATCTTTTAACCAGCTTCTCATTATTTAGTTTCCTTTCGTGAAATAGCGATACCAGCAGTAGCGAGGAATACACCGGTAGTAATTAGGGCAAGTTCAAGGCTAGAGCCAGTATTTGGAAGAGAGTGTGTCTCAACTTTCTTAGCAGCTTCAATAACCTTAGGAGGGATATTGTTCACAACAGGTTTAGGTTCTTCAATTTTACGAATTGGTACGTATTGATTTGGCGCTGGTGTTTTAGGCTTATCTTCTGGTGTAGTAGGTGGTGTGTTAGGTTTTTCTGGTTCTGCCGGGATTGGATATTCTGGTTTTTCCAAAATAGGAGCAGGTGGCATCAAAGGAATATCTTCAATTGGCAAGTAAGGTTTATCCAGTACCGGAGCCTCATTAGGAACTGCACCAATAGGCTCTGTGTATTCGGGTTTCTCGCGTACCTCAGGAATACCTGGAATACCGCCTTGGAATTCGGGGATTTCTACTTTAGGAGACTCCTTAGGAATCTCAAATGTAGGTTCTGGTTTATTTTCACCATCGGCTTTACCCTTACCACTTACGAATTGATAAGGTACATCACGATATTGTGAATTGAAGTTATCTGCGCCAAGTACAACGCTATTCAAATAACGTTCAGCTTGCTTGATGACTTTTGTACGATAACTAATATACAACTGGTCTGAGAGTTTATCGGCAGACCAAGTGAAACCATTAGTATGGAATACAGGAGCGATCTTAGTTGCTTCCGATTCTTTTTCTTTCCAAGGGGTATTCGATTCAACAGCTACCATTTTGAATGAATCCTTAACATATTCTTGGTTTTCGTCCCAAGTGTCTGCCACTTTGACGTTGACAAGGTCTTTCTTGGCATAGTTAACGCGCATAGCCCATACGATTTCGCCTGGATGTTCAGCGTCCTCTCCTCCCCATTTCATAAGAGTTTCGTCCTTACCGATAACGCCAGCTTTACCAGTAGTAGTTTCAACCTTACGACCGTTGAAGTCAAGGGCGACTTGTTGGTTCTCCTTAACCTTTTCGACATTCCATTGAGTTTGAATATCGAGTGAGAACGTTTTGCTTAATGGGTGCGATTCAAAATAGTCGTTGAATACAGTTGTGACTTCGTTATTATCTTTGTTCGCAGTAGCTGTACCGACTTCAGTTCCTTTGTTATTGTTAACTGGGAACGTGTAGTTATTTACCAACTTAAGTTCCTCAGGCAATCCAACAGTAATGCTGTCACCTTTGTTAATGGTAATTTCGTCTGGGATTTGGATATCATTTACCTTGACATCAACATCAGCGTAAATAGTATCGTTAGATGTTGTGACTTCAACCGAAGGGTTTTGCACTGTGATATTAGTATCTTGTTTAGTGACGACTGTATCGGCTTCGTTAGCCAATACGCTTGGTGCTGTCAAAAGGGCAAGTGCGATTGTTCCTGTGTATACGATTGATTTTTTCATTTCTCTATTCTCCTATGTTCTTAGTATTCTGCATCTGCATCATCACGTACGAGGTGTAAAACTACATTACTACCCTCGATCTCAACCTCCAATTCACGATCACAAACCATGAATTGTGTCGCGATATCATTCATATCAATATCCGACAAAATAAAGTTTACATGCTGTTTCACAACGAGCACAACCTCCTATAATAAATACTCTTCATCAACCGCTGAGCGTATCCACGACAGCGTATCGAATCCTTCGTCAACACGACCATATATTGTATCAAGAATGTCAAGGAAATATGTGACCTTTTGTTTGTCAATCTCATGTCCTTTATATCGTTTGAAGGGCTCAAAATATATAGTCTCGCCGATAACACTTTCCATCTCGTCGTAATAGAATCCCTCGGCTAAAGATACTATCATTTCATCAACGAGACTTCTAACAACATTCCAAAGCATCAAGTCAATATCCAATTGCTTGAGATTCTTAGGTAACATTAAGAGTCCGAATATATATTTACGATAGTCAGACTCAAATTTCAACGTTTGCCAATTTGTAATAAGACGATCGATATACCAATCGTCTATATAAAACATCTCTTTTAACGGTAAGTTGACTATGCTATCTCGAATATACGCAAAGAATTCGTCCTTAGTTAATATGGGGATAGACTTTGCGATATAACTCGGTTCAAGACTCTTCGTCATAATTGCTTAATACCTCTTCGAAATACTTTTCGAATTCTTCCCTAAGTTCTTTTGTATTCTTATATGCACGTCGACCATCTTGGGTTTCCTCTAGTCGATCAAGAACATCATTTGTTAGAGCATAAATAAGCTCGTATTGTTCTTTCTCAGCATCGGCATACCCAAATACAGATTTGTAATATGACGTGTCGAGCATACTAATAAGAATATTATCCACAATCCGTTTGGCAATACGCAAATAATATAGATCCATGTCTAAGACGTGCATCTCTTTAGGAATCGTCATGATGAATTGAAAATAATGCTTGTAGTCTTCCTGGGAAGGACTGATGCCAGTCTCTGGATCAACTGCAAGCCACGCTTCAATACCTTTGTCAATATATGACGAGGGCACCAAAAGCATCTCATCTAACGGCATAGCTCGTACCATTGATACAACTGTATCTTTGAATTCACTAGACCGTTTCACAATAGGTGATACCATTATTTAACCTCCTTTCCAAAATATTCCTTCAGTGTCTTGAACGGTGAGTCGCTATGCAGCGCCGTCAAGTAAATAGCGAAGTGCCAAATATTGTTTGTCCCATTCATCCATAGATCTGTGATTCCAATAATAAGAACCTCTTCTGCGAGATTAGTATCGTCCATAATAAGCTCTGGACGCATTGGGTAACACTTATCCATCATAAATTTATACGAGTCGTATGACTGGCGAATAAGATTGTAGTTATCGCTCGTGATTTCAATTTCGTCTCCACGTTGAGACAATTTAAACATTGGTTGTTTTCTATCCATACTCTAACCTCCAGGATATAACACTTTTCTGTTGATGTCGTTTATAACATCGCGCTGATAGTCAATTTGGATTTGTTGTAGCTCAACAGTGCGTTCTAATGTTTTTACCTTATCTTCTATAGTTGTTACTAAAAAGAACAATAGGATAAACAATATGAATAATAACACTGTTAAAACTTTAACCCAAGCATCATCTTTAAACATCTTGTACCTCGAAAAAAAGAAAGGGAATTGTTTAATCCCCTTATTAACGTTTACGGAAAATAGCTCCCGCAGTCATGTTCCATAACTTGCTGGTGATAATCCCAGTTTGCTCATAGCTGAGTACCGCAATACCAGCGACTCCGGCAGTGATCGTATTGAAAATATCAATCGGCTTCACCTTATGTTTGATCTCTTCATTCTTGAGAGCAATTAGGCGTGCCAATCGAGTTTCCAAAACTTTCGCTGCTTCTTCGTCTTCTGCTAAAGCCAGTTCAACTTTGACCTTTTCGATTTCTCCAGTAAGGCTATCGAACGCGATAGCGTAAGCTAAATTGTCAATATCGTTAAAATTTTTAGACATAATAATTTACCTTCCTTTCACTATGAGCCTTGTTTTTTCTGCGATCCTTCAATCTTATCATAAAATGTTCTAACCAAATACTTCTCGAAACTATAGAAATCATCAATCTTAGATTGGTCAACATCGAATAAGACTTTGACGCCGTAATCGTTGATGAAGCATTTATAAATCATTCTATAATTTCGTTTTATAAATCCTCCGTCAAAACCAAATAGATTTTCGTTTTGAAGAAGCCATTCTACGTCGTATATTGGATCTTTAACTTCAGTGTCTAAATATAGAATCCTTCCTCGTTTTGTTGTAAACCAATCTACTTGGAAGATAATATAATTGTCGTTACCTTGCCAAGTGGAAACATAGAATTTTACACCTTTAACAAGAATATACTCTGCTACTTGGTCTGGATCGTCTTTTTCAAATAGTACGTCATAGAACGGAATATGATTCTTCTTAATTTTCATAAGAAGGTTACCATCAACATCTTCCGCAATATCATTAAGTAATATAGACACGACTTTATCGCCAGTATCTATAATATACCGCACAATACCAAACTCATCTAATTCACTCATTACTTTTCCTCCAACAGTTTCTCAAAGGAATCGAATTGTCCTTCTTTGATTACATCATTCAATTCTTTATTCGAACGATTTAGGGCTCGTCGTCCGAGATAATATACGGCCAATCCACCAGCAGCGAATAAGATGCCTTGAATTGCTTCGTCCATTTGACCGTATTCCTTGCCGTCGTTTAACCCTTTCTCATAAATAGCGTTAAGCTCGGCATCACCAAAATCCACTTTTTCCAATTTGTTTACTTTACCAAATAGTCCCATTTTACAATTCTCCGTAATAATATCCTTCGATCTCAATATAGTAGCCTCGGTCTTGGAATAATCCAAAGCTACTAATAGATGTGTCTTCAATCCTTTTACTACCCAACAATTTCATATCAACGAAATTGTACAATGCTATAATTCCAACGCTGGCGCCATGCATAGCTTGTTTTATAATATCTCGACTCGCTTTAGAGATACCTGCTTCCATGGTGAATTCCGGTACCTCATCAATTAAGTGAAGTGTTAACTCCATATATGGGGAATCCAATAAAATGGATATTACTTCCCCACGTCTAGTCGTATAAATAAGCCTATAGATTTTATTTGTCGTCATTTCCAAATTGCTCCTCAAATGCCTTCATTACAAATTCGTCCATAGTACGGTCAGAATACATATCATCACAAATATCTTTGTATTGACGTTCTGCACGTTTGACGAGTTTACGTTGTAGTAAGATAGATGCTCCGGTCGCCAAGGCAAAATAGATTGTAGCTTTGCGCATACCTTTAGAAGCTTCAACGGTGTTTTGATGGTCTTTAATAGCCTTACCATATGTGCTTTGCACATAATTATCGAAGTCTTTTCCCAACTCGACCACTTTTTGTTTACCGTCTGTAATATCGGTAACAACACTAACAGATTTAACATCTTCGTTAAACAAATCTTCAAATAACATACTATAATCCTCCAATAAATAAAAAATGTAAAGCTATTTGATAGCTCCAAACCACGCATAACAAACTCGTACCTATGCAATTATTATGAAAAAATATTAAAAAAGGTAGGAAGAATTTGGTTACTGCGTATAATGTGGTTTAAACACTATTTGACAATAAAATTTGTATTATGAAAAAGTAAATTGAAATAAAAAATATTAAAAAGGAGATCACATCGTACAAATTATGTTATGCGCAGTTTGGAACTATCAAACATGTTGACAGTTATATAGACCCGCTAAAAGCTACATACAGATGATAATATCAGTGTAGAGGCTTTCCTTTCGTAAATTTCCGTAAGTAGCTTGTTACACAGGACAAGGTGTATGTAAATAGTAGATTAAATAAAATTTTTCTTATGTCCCTCAATGTGCAGCTCTTAACGGGCCTATAGTATTTTAGAAGAAATCTTCTAATTGGTTTTCTGGTAGTCCTCGGAAATGTTTTACATAAGTAACCAGATCATTCTTAGTAAACATCTTGTTGACAGTAGCATGCGCTACACGATCGTCATATGAGCATAATGCACATTCGCCTTCTTTAGGTCCAACGCCTAAATCCAAAGTTACAAATGACACGAAATATTTGTCGTTGATTTCATAAATCCATTGGTCACGGTATTTGTCATGAATGCGATGATATGGATCTTTACGATCTATCTGCGTAGGTCTAGTGTGATACTTTATCGTCAATTTTACCATCCTCCAAATCAATCATTCGGTTTTCCAATTCGTCAATATCTTTATTGAAACGGTCAATCGATCTCTCAATACGCTCCATGCGTTCTTCTTCCATTTGATGCTCCTTCAGTGTCTGAGGAATCAAATATGTGAGTGCAAGTACAACACAGATGCCAAGAGTAATCATTGACACATTATAACCTTTGTTGTGTTCATTTTTCATTCTTAGCTTTTTCCACCTCGTATTTCATTTTGTAATATTCAGCAGCCTTATCCCGCGTTTCCCAACGCTTTTTATACATCTCGATCTGCTGGTCTCGAGATTCAACCTTACGCTCGTATCGATAAGTGAACGCAAACAATATACCAAGAAAGCAAAGCCATGTAAGTAGCTTAGTCGCATACTCGATTGTCTTGTCTTTCTTACGCATATCCTCAATAATCAATTCAATTGAAAAATTATCCATTTAATCCTCCTTGGCAAAAAGAAAAGATGTTAGTTAATCTAACATCTAATATCCTTCGTTCTTTAATTTACGTAGAACTTTCTGTACAACATCTAGCCGCTCACGATGTGGCCCTTCATCTGCTGACACATAGCCTTGTTTCACAAGCTTATCAATATGAGCTTCCTCCAACACGGCATAACCAGCCAAGCAGTAAAATCCAATAAATCGTAGTGCTTTCCGTAACATAATAGTTACCTCCTTTAAATTATTTCTTCATTATATGACTTGTAATTTCTGCGGAGGCATACCTTCCCAGCAGTCCTCTAAAGAAGCTCCTGTAGGAACGGCTAACAATTTATACTTCTTGCGAATATCGTTGATCTTTCTATAGATCTCACGAATCCGCCATCTTGACCAATCCTCTGGTCTAAACGTCCATCGAATTCCATTCCACCGATGAACTTTACCATTGATAGTATCATAATATATATTGGTGCTATCAAACAATAAGTAAATCATGTCCATGTCACTTAAGTTCTTGTATTTTTGAATTGCCATTCTCTATTCTCCCTTTCTCTTTTGACAAAAAAATAAAAGCTGAGTGTAAACCCAACTTTTATTTATCAGAATTGTTTGTAAGTGTTGAAACACCTGCCGCAATAATAACGACTCCGCCAATTAAAATCGTTCCGTTGATTACCCCTCGAGCGCAACCTTTTAGAAATGCTGTTGCAACATTATCTTTTATGGTTAACTCAAGTGGTGTACCTTCGTAACGAAATAATCCTGCGAATCCTTTATTTAAATCGAACATAGTGTTGTTCCTCCTTTTAATTATTTCTTCATTATACACTATGTAATTTCTGCGGATTATTTCTTTTTGAATAGTTTCTTGATAATATCAAGAAGTCCTGTTTTAGGAACATCTCGTTCGATATAGATCTTCTTAATATCTTCAAATTTCTTGTTGTCCATAATATCCTCCTAATAAACTTTAGCAATATCGTATAAACGATCTTCTCCAAAATATGTACCCTTGTCATTTATACTTAGACAGGGCATGTCTTCTACTGGTGTATTGTTGTCCAACAGATCTCCAATAGTATCAACATATGCTCTCACAGCCATTGTCAAGTTGGGTGCATCACGTTTATTGATCCATGCTGTACGAGCCGTAAGTCCCGCATGAGGATTTGCCGTGTGGATGTATAGTCCATCAAAATATGACTTGTCAGGATCTACATTACCATGCACAACAATATTCTCATCGTTGACTTGCATATTAATATACAACTCGACAACATCGAGTTTTGGTTTATATGAGCCGCGAATAAACTTGTATTTAATTGAGTATACTTGCGGCACACGTTTGACTTCACCTCGTGGTTTGCGACGAGGACTTTTCTTTCTAGTCTTGCTTACTGCCATGACTACCTCCTTAATATGAAAATTTAAAAAAAAGAATAGTCTGAGAATCGAACGCAGATCTCCGGATTATACCGGGCTCTTCCTCTTGAGCTAATCTATTCCTTCATTATAACACATGTAATTTCTGCGGACAAAAAAGAAGGAGGTTAAACCTCCCTTAGAATTAATCAAGATTTCTGTAAAAGTCCAATACCTCTTTAACCTCTTGTTTCTTTGCTTCATACAATGGTTTGAATACTGCATTGGCTTTTGCCATTTCATCTTTCATTTCTTCAGTTATTTCAACCTCTTTCCATATTAATTGCGACATTTCTGTCAAGGTTTCATGTGTCTTAAACATCTTTAGTGAACGTTTATCCACTTCCTCAAATGTTACACAATCTAGTAACCCTTTTGCTTCTTTTCTTAATCTTTGTGAAAGACTTAGTACGTAATCTTTAACTGTATCGTTAACATTCGATTTGCCAAGTACATACAATCGTTGATGTTCTAAAATCTTTTCCAAAGCATAATCTTCAAATCCAAAAGCGATTTCTATCATAGCGATTTGATTTAGTGTAAGTTCCTTTTTAGTTTGTTCAGTCATGATAATGACCCTCCTTTAAAATATCTTTTCATTATATGACTTGTAATTTCTGCGAAAAAAGAAGACGGTAAGTCCGTCTTACAGAATGATCTATTCATTATTATATCGCCATAATTCTAGAGTTTTTTCTAGAGATAATCCAAATTTTTTGTCCATCTCTTCATAGTGCTCGTCTATGCGTTGTCTAATAAATTCATAGTTCTTTCCTGTAAAATACGGTTTCACCGTGTCTTCCACATAAAATACGTCTTTCATTATCTCAACTAATACATCTTCATTTCGATTATCTTTCCACGCATATTTACATGTTGCTTTATGTAGCTTTTCTAATGCATATTCAAAATTAGCCGATAAATGATATCTTCCATACCCTAAAGATTCTTCATACATATCGAAAATCTCTTCGAATCGCATATCTGCCATAATATAGCACCAATCCAATAATGTGTTAAAACCCATAATCATATAAAATGGTTTCTTAGTCATAGTAATGACCTCCTATAATTTATTTCATTATAGGATATGTAGAAACCGCGGGACAAAATAAAAGGGAGCCATGTAGGCTCCGCAGTGGTTACAGATATGATCGCTTAGCAGCAAAGCCAGCAGCATACTTAGCTTTGTTGTAGTTTTTCTTAGCAAATCTAGTTGCGCCCTTGGCAGCTCCTTTAGCGAATTTCTTCATAGCAGCAACTTGCTCAGGGTGAGTGGTCTTCATAATTTGATATTGCGCGACAGCCCCTGCAGATAATCCGGCGGCACTACCAGCAACTTTCTTGATTGTTTTATTACGATCCAAACGAAGAAGTGCTTTTTGGTTCATATCGGTCAAGTCTTTATTCTTGTTAATAAGTTCTCGACGTTTAGGATCACTCTTCTTCATGCCCGCAATTTTCATTTCATTAGCGCGTTTCATACGATTACGAGCAGCTAAATTCTTTTTGATTCGACCAGAAAATTGTCCAATTTTAGGATTAGAATTCTTATGAACGCCCCACTTCATACCTTTGACTCCAAAGTGAAGTAATACATCGTCCATATTATCAGTATGGATTAATTCGTCGTTGTTAATAATAATCATAATTTCCCAGCCATATCCTCAGCGTCGTCTAGATAGTTGTCATCAATCCACTGTGCAGATTGAGGTGAACCGATACGAGAATATCCATCCACTTTCTCATAGACACGCACACGAGAACCTTTCTTAAATAATTCTTTTTCTTCAGCACCAGCGAATGGTTGAGCTTCGACCCAGTAGTCCTCTGTGATAGTCGCTTCGTAATATGGTTGTTCACTTGACGGCAAGTGCGTACCAACATTCAACTCATGTTCAAACATATTCTCAGCGATCTCAATTTGAGGAGGGTTAGGGATGCGAGATCCACCGTTGTAACGATAGAAGTAGAAATATGGTTGACCATTATAGCCCCAAATTTCATCGTGGTTGTTACGAGTGATACCGTTATATCCGTAGTTACAGTGGATAATAGTTCCTTCTGAGTCTAAGAAAATACCTGTGTGACCAAATGCCCCAGCAGAATATCCTTTTTGACCCCAAATGAAAATATCACCAGCTTGTACGTCAGCTTCTTGGTTTTCAGCCAACAGTACCCAGCCATTTTGCAACAACCAATCATGCATTGTCTCAGTTGAGCAAGGCCAAGGTAGAGTGCTCATACCACCGGCTACACCAGCGTAGTACATTGATGATGAACAGTCGAATGAGTCTGGCCCAGTACGACGTTCCATAGAATATGTTACTTTTCCTTCACGAGCTAGCATCCAAGCTAGCATTGCGGATGGGTTTACTACCATTTATGTACCTCCATTAAATTCTAGGACTACCGTTACCGATATTTAGAGTAGATTGTTTGTTAATCTTACGAGCTTTATCACGAAGTTTAGTCCAACGATCATTACGAGATTTTACCTTTTGGTCAATCAATTTACCGTAAGCATTCTTTTGGAATTTAGCCATAATCTCACGAGTGACTTTATTTTTACCATGGNTTACACTGCGTGAATTGTCAATTGCTGTGTATGCCATATTTAGTTTCCTCCTGCTTCAGTTGCTGCTTTCTTAAAGTCGTTCGGGTTAAGATGAACGACGTCTTGCCACTTTAAAATTTCTACAATTCCGTTCTTGTGGTAATCCGAGAACAGTTTGTAGATATCAGCGGTATCTTTAGGAATTGTGAGTGGTTTATTCACAGTAACCATAGCAAAGTCACCTTCCCAACCCTCAGCTTCGTAATTAGGAATACGAAGTTTAATTTGAGATCCTGGGAAATATGATTCGCCGAGTTCTCCTTCTTTAAGGTATTGGATAAGAGTCGCGAATTGGTTGTCGTAAATAAATGGAGAACGCAAGTTAACATCTAGCAAAGTAGACATCAAAGTGTGCTCATTACGATATTGAAGATCTTGAATAAGGTATTTACCAATTTCTTCGTCAGTTTGTTGCTTCATATCTTCTGTTAAGACATAAGGATATTCATAGCGGAAATATGGATTGTTATCCACAACCGCTACTTTAGTACCCTCCTCATCTTCAAAACGTTCTAGTTTAAACATAAATTAACCTCGTTATCTAGTAATTTGGTCTGGCCACGGATCATCCGTGGTATAAGTCATAGTTGTAAATCGAATATCTCCAATATCACGATCTGTTGGTACGTCGTTCAGGAATTGCAAGCGCACTTGTCTAGAATCGGTTATACCACCAACGTAGAATGTACCGTAAGGAACACCTTTATCGTTTGTCATATTTCCCAGTTTAGAACCTGTAGGGATAAACCCTTCTTTAAGGCCTCCTTGAGGAATGATGGTTACAAATTTGTTACGGTCTGATGGGTGATCTGCATATCCAGCAGAGCCACGCCGTTTAATACCGAACCAACCCCATGACAATCCACCCCAAGTCAATTCGACAGTGGAGTTGATACGACGGAATGTCAATACTGCACCGTTTAGAGGAGAACCTGTCATTGGTAATTTAACATTTCCAGTATCGCCGTATAAGACACGCCAACAAGTTTTTGCTTGATCACGGTTTGTGTTCTCAGCATACATCTGAGTCTTGATCCATTTAAGGGCTCCGTTTTTACGAAGTCGGTCGACGTACACAGATCCGATTGGAATATTCTTAAGTGTATTGATATTATCACCATCATAAGGATATCCATCACCAAATACCGTATCTACATCATTACCCGCAACAATTGTAGTACCGCCACCAGAGCCTCCATTTACCGCTTTAATAGCCTCGGTCATCCGTGACGTAGTCACAAATGGATCTCCACCATTACGAAGTTTATCATCAACCACCGCATCAATACCAAGTGCCAAGTGTTGGTTCTTGATATTTGTCGTCATTTGGGTTACAAGATTTTCGTAAGTTGGAAAAATAGCATACAAGTCATTGAGTTTCTTGTATTCTGATGGGATTTCTACAGTTGGAGCTGGACGGTTTTCGAGCGTCGTTACACGACCGTCAACATCGCTAACTTGAGATTGTAAACCAGTCAAGTCACCTTTTACTTGGTTTAGTTCTGGCTTAGTAGCGAAGTTAGTTGTGTCAATAGTGGCAGCTTCTCCCGGAGGGCCGGCAGGACCAGCTGGTCCAACAGGACCTGGTTGTCCATCTTCTCCTTTAGGTCCAGGAGGACCAGGAGGGCCTTGGATACCTTGTTCACCTTGAGGGCCTGGTTGACCATCTTCTCCCTTTGGTCCAGGAGTGCCGGGTCCACCGGTACCATTCTCTTTCAATGTCTTGATACTTTCGGCTTGTTTCGCCAAAACATCAGCTTGCTGAATTAATGACTCACGAAGAGAATTGACTTCGGAGCTGGTTGGAATATTACCCGGAACTCTAATAAGTTCTACGTCGTCATTGTATAAAACTGACGCATTGTCGGTAAACGTTGCATATAATGATTGATTTTTGACATAAGGGTTCATCTTCCCAGCAGTCACAATATCATCCCAAATGGTTGTGACGTAGGCGTCATCTTTCTTGAGAATGGTAGTAATATCTTCTGATGTCAAAGTATCCTTCAGTGTCTTCAGGATCGCCTCAGAAATACTAGCAGATAACTTCTGCTCAATACCCTCAATCTTGGTGTTGATACCAGAAATGCCAGTAGTATTTTCCTCAATCTTAGCATTCAATTCTGTCTTGACAGTATCAGCATATCCATGAGTATCCACACCAGCTACCGCCCGTTGGACAATCGGATTGATGAATTCCTCTGATTGAAGTTTGGTGTTAATTGCAGATGTCACACTATCCACAATTGTTTGACGTTCGGCAGTGAATTTAGTCTCAACCAATCCCGTCAGATCTAATTTAAGCTGAGGAATATCGACGGCATTAATAATCTCGGCCTTAATTTGCTCTGTTTTAGTTGTAAATTCACTTAAGATATTCGTCTTAATTGTATCCACGTCAATACCAGCAACTTTAGATTCGACGGCTTGAATCTTAGCATCCTGATTTTGCACGGATTTTGATTGTTCTTCTTTGATCGCATCGACCTTGGCTGTTACAGCCGTAAGAACATCATTCTGGATCTTAGCAGTATCAATAGACTTGATCACACGATTGAAAATGTCATTCTTAAGAGCGACAGTATCAATTTCAACCCCATCTTTACCAGTTAGTCCAGTGTTAGCAACAACTTTGTCAATGACACTACGCAAGAAATCAGTATTAACTACATCGGATCCCACCTCGACGTAGATCTCACCATTTGTATGGAAGTCACGGACAAATAAGTACTTATCTGCGCCTGTATAACCACGGTCAGCTCCGTCTTCGTCCTTTGGAGAATATACATCGAACTTGACAGTGATTGGTTCAGATAAGAATGATGATTTAGGGACAACTATTTTAGCGTAGCCCGTATAATTAATTAAATTATTAGGAATTTCAAGATTTAGACACCCAGTAGTAGGATCAAATTTAGCTTGAATTTCCTCAGAAGTATCATGTGATGTCCTAAACAAGACACCGGAGATAACCTCTGTATCCCCGGTACTTGGTTCGGCAAATTTGATACTTAAGCTGCGATCTGTACCGTCATCGACGATAGTCACAGGCGTATCTAAATATCGCATTTAAGCCTCCTTGTGTTATTGAGTAGGAGTGTTCTCCTTAGCGTATGGATAAGATACGGCGATACCATTTTGTCCAAAATATCCGTTTTCTTTGAATTCAGAAGCAGGTTGTCCAGAATATGTGAATTCACGGTTTGCTTGCACAATGACAAGTTTACCTTCGCCATCAACCTCAGTATGACTTGGGTCATTGACTGTGAAGATGTCTTGGGCTTTGATTTTCATGCCATCTGTAGCAGCAGGGAGTTGTTCTGCAAATTGCTTGTAGACAACACCGTATTTAACACCATCGCTCATTACAGAATTGAGAATAACTGTATGAGTCAGTTTGTTGATTTTTTCAATGGCTTCTGCGTTACTGTTGGATTTCGTATTCGCATTGTCGATCTCCTTAACAATTTCTTGTTGTGCAAATTCTGAGAAATTCGTGTAGAACTCCTGACGCTTAATTTGACGCAACAGATCATCATGGTCTTTCGATGTTTGGTCACCGTTTAAGATGTAGTCCATGACAGCAAAATATGGATTATCTTGCTTGATAGATACAACTGTACCAATGACAGCTCCATCAGAACCATAACGCGGATATACGTTTGTTACTTTGAATTCACCATAAATACCCATTATTTATTTTCCTCCGTGGTGTTATTAATTACATCTGAAATATCTGGTTGGCTTTCTAGCTTACGCAGATCTTCTGTAAGTTGGTTGTTCTTATCCAGTAGAGAGTTGTACTCTTTTCTGAGTTCCTCTTTTTCCTCGATAAGTTTCTTGTGTTCTTCTTGTAGTTTATTATATTCCTCAAGATAGAATTCAGCTTGAGCCTTAACCAATGCAACATCAGTCTCTGCTCGAGTTAGTAGCGTTTGCATTTCGCCAAATGCTCGTTTGTAAAGTTGTTCTTCGTTCATCACATTCCTCCTAATTGTGCAACACCTCGTGATAAAGATGTATTCACATTAGCATTATTACGTTTCTTTAACATTTCGGGTGTCATTCCATTACGCCAATGAGCCCATAATTCACACAATCCTCTTAAAATACCATATAAGTCATAATAAGTATTAAACTGGGTTGGACGAATTATCAATCCTCTTTCTGATGTGAATGAATCCGTAAATACCATACGGTCACCATAAATTTCGATTTGGTCAATTTTTGCATCATGTGATGCACCTATTGCAGATTGACGGAAACATCTTATTCCTGCAAATCGACCTGACGATTGAGAGTTTATTCCATCTCCGGAAGATGTAATACCGAATCCTGCATAAAGGCACCCTTTAAATTGTCCTGATCTCAATTCATCAAAATGCATAAATGCTGTGTGAATTTTATCCGGAGTTTGTCTATATATTGTGTTTGAATCACTATAAAATTGAATAGATCCACCATTATAGAAATTCAATCTAGACCCGTTTAAATCAAATTTAACATCTCCATTAAGGGAACTTAATATTCCACCTTTAATGTGCGCGGCACTCATTGTACCAGACACAATATTGCTTGCATTTAAGTTGATTATATCGACATTCGCAGCATTGAGTTCTCCCGCAGTAATCTTAGATGCATTCAAGTCCTCAATCCAACTCTCTTTGATAAAAGCCGTGCCGTTAGCAATAACATCACCATCAAGAACAATGCTTTTACCTTTGAGTCGTAGTCCTGAGTGATCGGCATTGATAGCGGTGATGACGTCTTTCGGTCCGGATAAGCTTAATGCCCAGGCATCATTTTTCTGAGAAATGACAGTTGAGGATACCCCACCAGATGGTTTGTACCGTCCAATAGTACCTCCACGAACCAGCATGATTTCCTTAATACCAAATCGACCTTCTCCAGTCATTTTAATCCGGAATGAGAATCGGCCATTATATCCGTTGACATTATCGAATATATGCTGACCAACTACATCAAATGTATCTTTGGTATAGGTTTGGTATTGATAGCCAGGTTGCGCTGTCAGTCCTTTAGTATATACTGGCGTTCCGTTGTTATCGATAATTTGCAATTCGATATTCATATCTTTATTGCCTCGATAAACTCCGGTTGCGTCCATGTGGTATTTGCAATAGAAAGTATACTTATCACCATTCTCCATTTTGTCTATAACCAGAGGTAATGACACAAATGCGGAATTGTTTGAATATGTTCCATCGTAACTGCCTTTAGAAAAATAGAAGTACTCCGCACTTCCGTAATTTCCAGGTCTGGTAGATGTCGTGTATCCATCAACCCCGTTAGTGAAGTTACTTAATTTAGCGGATAAGAACGTGTCAGTATCAACAATCAAGTTGTCAGTCGATTGTGATGCATTTGTAATAACCGTACGGATCTCATCACTGTTTTGGATTAGTTGGGAGATAGATGTGGTGATACCGTTTTGAGTAGTACCGAGAGTACGTTTGTAGGTGTCTACGGTTTGTAGAACTTCTTGGAATTTCTCACTCGAATCAAGGTCAATATCCTCATATGCCGGAGCATAATCTGTCCATAAATCTCCATCCCACATCATCGCATCTTTAATATCAATAGCGACATTAGTCCCTGCCGCTTTATTACCAACGTCAATACGGAATGTAATTCGGAGACCCTCATTTAGAGCTCTCTCATTGATATTAAACCAACCAATTTTGGTTTTGTATGTGTCAGACGTAGATACATCCCATTCATCTTTGTTGTATTCTCGTGGTAATCCAAATGTGTTATTCCCGTTAATCCATTGAAGATATGTCGTCCCACTATAAATTTCAGGAGAAACCCGCATACTTGTGATGCTAGGAGTGGTTGTACGAGTTTTGAATTGGACATTCATACGGTCACCGACTTTGTAACCACGTTCTTTGAGGGTCTTTTTGTCGATAAACCAATATCCACCAATAACATCCAAGGCATTATTACCTTGTTGGAACTTAATAGGACCGTTGAAATGGATTTCAGTCTTAGTCCCAGCTAGGAAGTTACGACTACCGTATTTCTTAGGAATCTTTTGGTCAATAACTGAGGTTAATTCAGTCTTGATTTTACCGGCTTCCTGAGTGACACGAGTAGCAATATCTGATGTTCTAGCATAATCTGTTAGACGGTTATTAATCTGAGTTTGGATCTTACCGTCAACTAGATTGAATTTAGTGTCTGTATAAGATTTGGCTTCGGATGTAGCAGATGGTAGGACGTTATACTTAACGTCGTTTATGGACTCCCTAACAGAAGCAACCGAGATCATAATATTGTCTTTGGCTTGTTCGATAGCCGATGATACTACATTAGTGATCTTTCCATCAACATTTTTATCAATAGAATCAACAGTAGTCTTAATCCCATCGAACTTCGCATTAAGGTTTGTCTCAACAGCAGTGACCTTACCACTAACTGTATCCAAATCAGTACGAGACACCTTAGCGGAAATCGAGTCTTTGATAACTTTCAGTTCCGCAGAAGTACTTGCTGCATTCCCATCTACCTTCTTCTCTAGGTTTTGTGCAGCGATTTTGATCTCGTTAGCCTTCTGGTCGATCGAGGTTGAAACCTTGCTGATCTGTCCATCGACAGTTGACTTATATTGGCTTATGGCAGTTGAAATCTTGTTTGGAACTAGATTAAGTTCGGCTTTAGCTGACTCAATCGCACCGTCAAGATGGTTTACTGTTTCTTGATCCGCTTTAGCGGACAATCCGGTATTAAGATGTTGAATCTCTGCAGCGTTTGTGGTAACACGACCATCGGTATCCGTGATTCGACGCTTCATTGACGCCAAATCACCATCTACAGTAGATTTGTAGTTCTTCCACTTCTGATCTCCGTCATTAGCGCTAGGCACCCAACCAGTGGCTTTAGTACCCTCTTCAACTTTCCACTTGTATGTGTATATGTTAGCACCATCGACGTTAGCGATTTCCTTAATTGCGAGTTGTATAGAGCCAATAATACTTGGATATGTGACAGTCACATACTTCTCAGTACCGCCAGGCAACTCGAATATAGCCTCACCGTCAGTTGGAACTAAATCCACGCCATCCACAGTTACTTTATCAGTAGCAGGATTGAATGGTGTTACCTTGAATTTAGATCTCATACCAGTAGTATTCTTAACAAAGAACGACCACGTATATGGGATTGAGTAATTCTTACTTTCAAACGGCATGTAGAATGTATTAGAATTCGGAGATGTTGAAATCTCATCCACTAAAAAATTCCGAGCTCCAAGTAGTTGCCCGTTTTGCATACCTCCGCCACCTTGGACGACATTCCAAAGTAAACCGCCACCACCATTCATCTCTAATGTACCGTCAAGTAAGTTAGGATTACCTGGTTTGATACGCTCCAATTCGGCAGCTAGTTGGTCTTTGATATCACCGACTTTAACAGTAATATCGCCATCTAGTTTCTTGAGTTTCTCATCAAGCTCATTCTGAATTGGTGTGAAGTCTGGTCGCCAACGTTTCTCAGCATCGGCAATAGCAGAGTTAATATGTGTTTGGACGTCAGCATTGATATCCCGCTTAGCGGACTCAATAGCGTCGTTTACTTTGTCAGTAACCTTCTGTCCGAAATTAGCGTCGATGACAAGAACCCAGTTCTCACCGTCGAAACGCCACATCTCAACTTCACCCTCGCCACCAACAGGTTTAAACCACAAGTCATCTTTGGATACCTTCTCACGAGGAGGCTCATCGGGTCCATAGAAGTTTTTGTTTTTGTTGTTGGCTGATGTTAGGATTGTATGGATCAATCCGTCCTTCTCTCCATAGAGAGCATTATTGACAATCTTGTTTGTCAAGTCTTGCCATTGGGCTTTCTGTTGATCTGCTAAACTAGCTCGACCAGTCCCACTGGAACTTGCCTCGATTTTGATGATTCGTTCCCGAAGAACATCATACACAATCTTACGGACTTTGACAGTTACGTCGCAGTCGATCTTAGGCACATAGACGTCCACCGTATCACAAAGTTGGATCTTCTCAAGAGCCTGAATGATACGTCGATCCCATTCTGTGGAATCTTGTAGCGGAATCATCTCAACTTCAACGCTCAAATCAGGTTTATCCGCATCTTTGTTTTTAGATGTGAAATATGATTGAGCTTTGGCAGTAACTTGTGCTGGAGTGGGAGCTTTCTTCTTAGTCTCTTCACCTTCTTTATGGGTTGAAGAGTCGTTGAATTCAGAACTCAAATCCAAAGGCACAATTCGCTTAACGAAGTAGTCGTCATAGTGAGGAGATTTGATAATATCCCCATAAATAACTTGTTCTGCTTCGTTTTCACCCTCAGGAGTGAATGTCACGTATGGTAAAATACGAGTGAATTTACCAGCCATAGACGATTTAACTTTAACATTCTTAAGATTCTTGCGAGGGCGAATGGTTGTGACATGGTCTTTACCACGTTTAGAGTATAAGTAAATCGTATTGTTAGTACGTTTAATTTCTCCACCCCAAGTATCAATAAATGATCCTTCTTCTCCCGCAATTGCATTAAGAACATTCCGAATATCCATGTTTGTGTCTTTGGACGTCTGAATATCGGAAATAAAGTTGTACTCAATTGGATCCACAGCTACACGTTTGAGTTGTTCCCAAGCTCCGGATGGTGTTGCAGATTTAATTGAGAGCGGTTTGATGACATTACCAGACAATTCATCAGTCTTAGTAACACCCTTAACCGTAATTTGGTTTGAATCAGCCTCTTTCTCAATCTCGTAAATACGAAATGCATGAGGTTCATCATAGTCATTGGGCTTAACCAAAATATAACGGTTTTGAGTGAGCGCTTGAGCCCACTCTCCACCGACAGGATATTTTAGTTCAAGCTCAAATTCTGCATTACGAACTTCAGTGACTTCTGCAGATATGGCGTCGTATAAGATCCCCATACCATTAGTATCAAAGACCCGTTCGTTCTGTTCATATAAAATTGGTCTCAAACTAATACCCTCCAATTAGGGGTTAGAGTTATCGTAGCCGGAGCAGTACCCTTAGTGGCTGTAAAATATACCCGGTTTGTCCGAAGATCATTCCCAGGATATAGTTTGAAGAACTCTTTCCCGACAGTATTGTTGTTTTTGTTTGTGATTGTGGATCCTGACTTAGAATATACAATGTATCGAGTGCTATCGATGATGATTGTCTCGTTTTGCATATCCTTGATTGTCATAGCAGTGGATCCAATAGAAATTTTCAAGTTACCCGTAACTCCAGAAAATTGTACTGTTGGTCTGGAGAAATATAAATTAGGATTGTCAATGACCTCACCAGAAGTAACAACTCGTGGTTGGTTATCAACATTATATTTAAACGGCTGACATTTAAGTTTCACTTTGAACGAAATACAACCTTGATAGAAGTATTTGTTCTCGTATGCGATTTCTGTCATGATAACTTTGTAAATATGACTTTGATCGAAATATGGAATTAGATCAATCCAATTCCCAACCCCGTTATTAAATAGAAAATTAATTTTATTACGGGCTAATGAAATATCACGATCTGAGTCATTGTGACTTCGTCCGTCGTAGAAACAACTAAGCTCGAATTCGGTTGGCTCATAACCTTCATCGTCATAAGCCAACTCTCCTTCGTAGCCATTTGGTGACTCGAAAGTCACTCTTCGTTTAGGTGTTTCTATATCGGGGCGATCTTGGATAAATACATTATAATCTTCAGACTTGTATCCGTTGATCATAAAATATCCAGGCTTTAAAGGCATCACCATAATACTCCTTCACCTTTCCCTCGACGAGCTTGATCGTCAAAGTCCTTAATATGTTGTTGAATTTCTCTAGCAAGTTGTTTGCCGTCAACTGGTTTGCCACCATTATCCACTTTAACAGTAATAGAGTATTCTTTATTAGAGTTGTCGTAGACATTTGTGTTAGTTGATTGCATTGAACTTGGAACACCAGAATATACTGGTCGTGGAACATTAGTTGCATCAACACCGATTCCCCGTAGAATGTTGCCATTTTGAAGTTTGTCAAGATTGGTCGTGTCTACCACAGGAGTGATGGTTGGCTTGTAGTCCATGTCGGCAAGTGAATCGTCCAGCAATTGTCCAACACTGTTCACAGCATCACTAACGGCAGTTGCCATTGAGTTTGCATGGTCGATAGCATTGCCACCGACTTCACTAAACGCATCGCCGAATGTCTTAGACATCTTAGCGATAGACTTAGGCATCTCTTTAGCAATACCCATCGCAACCCCTTGAGGAATGTATTTACCTACATTGGCTGCGAATAACCGTGATGGAGATTTGATCTTGGCTTTAGCGCGAGCAGCACGTTCGGCTTGAGCAACAATCTCATTAGTAGCAGCGATAACAGAACCCAAGTGAGCTCTAATACCGGCAGCAACCCCTTGAGAAATCATTGAACCAACGTACACACCACCAGCATGAGCTACACCAGCAGCGGATCTAACTCCGTTTGCAGCTTGCATCATACCCGTTAGGATTGTCACATTAAGCAACGCCATGGCCATACGCATAGCAGAAACCATTTGTGTTCCAAGTTGGAGCATAGTGGCTTGCATCATCGCACTAGAACTACGGATTTGGTTGGCCATTTGCATCATAGCAGTCATGATTGTCATCTGCATCGTCATAAATGCCATTTGCATCGATGCTCTCATCATGTTTAGAGACACGTTCATTTGAGCATTGATTTGAGACATAGATGAAGAAATAGCTTGAGCAATTCTAGACATAGACGCGGCCATAGCTGTCGCTGCTTGGTTCATAGAGTTCTGGATAGATTGGACAACGCCCATCATACCAGTCATTACTGTTGTACGTACTAATGCCATAGATGTAGCAGCACTAGTTCCCATCATAGCAAATCCTCTAGCCATACCAGCGGCTGCTTGAGACATACCGGTAGATATAACAGTAGATACGGATGCCATATTCGTAAGTATAGCATTTACAACACTCATCATTCCCATATTAACAGCCATAACAACAGTAGTCATAGATGTTGCGGCAGCGGCCCCCATCAAAGCAAAGCCTTGTTGTAATGCTGCACGAGCTTGGTTCATACCGTTATTCACAGCATTAACAACCAAAGTCATAGCCATTGTCATAGCCGTACCAAGTACCGCAAATGATGTAGTAGATCCAGCAGCGCTAGCACCAAATTGTGCAAGAGAAGTTCTTGCTTGGTTCATAGCATTACCAAACGCTGTTGTACCATTAGAAATTGATGAGAATGCAGTGCTAAGGTTTGCTACAGCAGAACCTGTTGTGGTGAACATCATTCCAAGAGATGACATTGATGCACCAACTGCGGTAATACGAGCTATGAATTGAGATAATGTGTTAGCCACTTTCTCAAGACCAGCAGCAAGTACCATAATCCCCGGAGCAGCACCCATTGTTGATTGACCGATACTAGAAAGGGCATTCGCCACGTTCTTAATATTGCCAGCCATACCAGATGCAGATGATTTGATCTTCTCTGATGAAGAGGCAAATTTCTCAAGAGCCGAAGCAGCACTAGGAGCTGCGGATGAGGCTGTCTTAAGAGCGGAAGCAATATCTTTGATAGCATCTCCAGAACCCTTACGAGTACTCATCTTATACATAACAGTATCAAGTTTGTCTAAGTCGGCACGGAACCCGTTCAAGTTACCAGTATATGATGCTCCGCCCAAGAGAGCGACAGCACCAGATACGGCAGTGATCGCCGCAGCAGCTTGGAATCCATGATCAGCAATAGGTTTCATACCTTTACCCATCAATTCGATACCCTTACCAACATCTTTGAACGCTTTACCTACTGCTTCGATAATGCCTTTGATAGCATTACCCACAGAATCAACTATGCTGGAAACACCGTTCATTACATGCTCGATACCTTTACCGAATCCTTCAGCAAATTTACCAGCACCTTCAAATGCTTTACCAATACCTTCAAGAGCAGATTTAACTGCTGAACCAACCGATTCAACAATTGATGCCACGCCTTGAAGTGCAGATTGAATACCCTGACCGACACCTTGTGCCGCAGTTCCAATTCCTTCAAATGCTGCTTTAATAGCTCCACCAATGGATTCAACTACTGATGCAACACCTTGTAGGGCTGCTTGAATACCTTGTCCAATTCCGACAAATACGTTCTTAATTGCTTCACCAGCAGCAGAAATAATGTTAGCGAATCCGTTGATTGCACCAACAATACCTTGCATTACCGAGTTTACAATAGACGCGATAGATTGGAATACAGATTGGATTGTTTGACCAATAGTTTGTACTACAGCCACAATAGCATTAGCAACATTTGTAATAGTTTGTCCAATAGTTTGGAAAATAACCACAATATCATTTGCCACAACCTGAATCGTTTGGAATAATGTGATAAACACAGGCGCCAAAGCTTCTACTACTTGTGCGATGGATTGAACAATCGCGATAATTGCATCTGCTAGAGAACGAATAATAACCGCTAAAGACTCGAATAAGACTTTAAGTGCGTCCATTAATGGTGTGAATATGGGCTCAATTGCTGTAGCCAATTCACTCAAAGCACCGAGAATAAAATCTTTAACCGGAGTCAAGACTTCCACAAGTTTATTAAGAATTGGTCCAACCAATTCACCAATAACAGTTAATACAATATCCGATACAATCTTCAACAGATCCGTAACTGCTTTGATAATTTGATCTCGGTATTTCATCAAACCATCAGCAAATGATTGAATGAATTTAACAGCGATCTGAATACCAACATCGACCAAAGTCCCAATGTTATCAATCAATGCTTTACCAATTTCAACTATCAATTTAACAGCTGAAGATACCAATTGCGGTATAGACTCTGTGAATCCTTGTAATAATCCGATAACCAATTTAATACCGAACTGTACCATATCTGGAATCAATACAATTAATCCTTTTATAGCAGTTCGAATAATCGTAATCAAAGATGTTAACATTGACGGTGCACGTTCGGCTAAAGATTTCAACAAAGCATCTAATGCTTCTACTAAACCTTTTAATATAACCGGACCTGTCGCCGCCAATTCTTTCAGTGCTGTTATAATAAGACCTATACCAACACCAGCAAGCGCCAAACCAGCACCAATACCAACAGCAGCAAGGCCGAGAGCGATTAAAGCTCCAGATAACATTAGAAGACCTGCACCAACAACTTGAGCCACTGCAGCTGCGGCTAATACTATGCCTAGAGAAACCGCTAAAGCTATTAATGCGGTAGCGATTTTAGACATTGGTATAGTGCTTAATATCTTCAAAGGTACGGACAATGCTATCAATGCTACAGACATTATTAATAATGATCCTGCGCCAACAACACCACCGCCACCTAGAGATGACATTACGGCTGCAACCACAGTTAGGGCCCCTAATGTGGCAATTAATGCCGTCATAGCAGTTGTAAGACTTTTCCACGGAATCATGGAAAGAGTTAATAACGTATTACCAATTTGGGATAATACAGGAACTAACGCTAATAAAAGAATCGCAGCGCCAATTGAACTGGACACTGGACCAGAAAGATTTGTTATTGCTACAGTAACTGCACTTAATTGCAAGAATATCAAGCCAAGAGCTGTTAAAGCACCAGGCAATCTTTCAGGATTAATGTTAGCAATATCTTGAAGTGCCGCAACAACGTCTTTCACAGTCTTAGCAAATGTAAGAAGTGTAAATAAGGCACTAAGGTTTACTTTAGCCCCACGTAATGAATGAGTTGCTAATACAAGAAGCCCCATTACAGAAGCTAATGCTTGCAATGAGCTCTCTAATCGAGATGGGTTCATGTCGGCAATTTCAGTTAAAGCGTTAACTAGCACTTTTACACTCAAAGTGAATGAAATAAGGCTTAGCAATGCCGATAAGTTAACTTTAGCGCCTCTAAGCGCATGCATTGATAACACTAGGAGTCCAAATATAGACGCCATTGCCTCTACTGCAGGAATCAATCTGTCAGGTTGGACATTTGCTAGTTTCTCAACGCATTTAACCAACACGAATACCATTGTTGTAAATGTTATAAGACCGGCAAGAGTTGTCAGTTTTATCTTAACACCGCGAAGTAAATGCATAACAGATACAAGCTCTAAAATAAGAACTGTAATCTGTTCCATCGCTTTCGCAGATCTGTCGGGATTAAGCTTGGTTAGTTTCTCAAGCGTCATAACCAGCAGATAAATAGTTCCGGCGAATGTGATCATTCCGAACATGTTGCTGATTTTGATTTTAACTCCATTCATCACTTTCATACTAAGAGCCAAAGCACCCATAAGACTTACAACACCAATCAATGATGTTTTGATTTGATCCATGTTGTAATCTTTGAGTTTATCCATAGCTCCGACAAGTAATCTAATAGCCAAAACGAATCCTAGCATTGAAAGGACTCCGGTTTGGACTTTCTTTCCGCCTTCAAGCAATTTCATGGCCCCGACAAGAATGAGAGTGGCCGCAGCAATACCTCTAACAGCAACGTCAAGTTGATTAGTATCTAGATCTGCAAGTTTCTTCATAGCGCCAGCTAGAATACGAATACCAATAGCGAAACCGATCATGCTTACAGCAGTTCCTGGAGGTATCTTATCGATCTTGGATAATCGTTTCATAGCAGCGGTTAGAATATAGCTGAGTGAAGCTATGGCCGAACCTGAACGTACCAAATCTTCGGTAGACATGCCAGCAAGCATTTTAAGAGATAAAGCCAAAATCATCAAAGCTGAAGCAATCATTAATAATGATCCAGCTTTAACCGCTCCAGTAAACGATTGTAAAGACTCTTTTACGCCGTCCAATACTTCGGATACTTTAGACACCATCTCTTTACCATTATTGACAAAATCCTTGAACATGTCCATGATTTCGCCGAATGGTCCACCGCCACCCTTCTTATTCTTGATGGACTTGAAGATTTTAAGGCCTGCCCATCCAGCAAACGCTGCTTTGAGCATATCACTAAACGACATCTTTTTAATTGTGTCGGCCAATGATTTAGATGCAGAACTAACTACGGATTTAATTTTATCAAATCCCTTTTTGATTCCGGCGGCTATTTTATCGCCCCATCCAGAATCTACAGAATTTTTACTGTCGAATAGATTCTTAAATGGATTTTCGAATTTGAAGTTTTTCAAAGATCCAAAAACTTTTGAAATAATTCCGACAAATCCTTTTAACAATCCGGCAACAAATGTTATCGCAGCACCGATTGCTTTGAACACGCCGGTGATCTTAATTCCTTGACCTTCTAGAGATTTTCCAGTCATAAGAGAATATGACAATGCGCTAACGAAATTTGCGATAGCTCCAGTCGCTTTTTCAATCCATCCGGCTAATGTCTTAAACCATCCTAAACTATTAGATAAACCGTTTAAAGTATTAACGGATCCAAATAGTTTCATAAAAGCAGTAACCAGTATGTTTACAACAGCGCTTATCGTTTTGAATACATTGGATAATGAAGCACCGAGGGATTGCATTCCTGCCATCAAATTAGTATTAAATCTAAGTGCAGAAAAGAAATTGGCCAATACGGCAACAACAGAATTTATTGCTGCTATAAACGACATTGCTCCAGTACCGAACTGCATGAAACCTTTGATAAATCTTCCGAACATACTCATTATCAACGATATAGCATTACCAAATAATCGTCCAACATTTCCAAATAGCATAAACAATACTCTAGATTGAGCTAGTTTTTGAGTAAAATTTTCAACTGCTTTGGTAACATTATATAATGATTGACCAACTGTTTTAAAGTCGCCAAATGCGCTTCGATATCCTTCTCGGAATTTTGTTAGTGCTTTAAAGACAATTTCGAAACTGTTCTTAATTATATTAAAGAACGATGCTTGACCACCTAAATCTTTCCACGTCTTCAATACTGCGTTTCGGAAATTACCCAAACTACGATCCATATCCAGAATGGCATCATGATATGTTCCTTGAGCATCGTCGAAATAATTGCCGACAATCTTACCGACTTCCGTCCAAAGACCTTTAGCTTCTTCATATCCACCGAATAAATATTCCCATGAAGTAGCCCATCCAGAACCAATAGCTTCTTGGACAGTATCTACCAATTGACCAAATGATTTGATCTGAGTTGCCGCGTTAAGCATTTGCTCATCGACGGAGAATTCTTTCAAAGTGTTAATAAGAACTTCTGAAGTCAACCAACCGTCTTTCAAGGAATCCCGGAAAGATTTAGTCATATCACGAGCATGTCCCATCTTTTCGGCCATTTCGGTCAAACGGTCTTGGAATAACTTACCACCCATACCAGCATTTACTACGGAGTTCCAGTCCTGAAGACCTACTTTACCAGAAGCTAACGCTTGAGATAATTGGTACATCGCAGTAGATGCTTGTTGAGTATTTGATCCTGATGCAGCGGCCAAGTTAGAAATACCTTTGATCGCTACAGCGGAATCTTCCAAGCCAACACCGGCCGCAGTAAACGTACCGATGTTCTTGGTCATATCTTTGAATGAGTAAATGGTTTTGTCGGCGTATTCGTTCAAATCTTCCAAAGTCTTGGAAGTCATACGCATACGCTTAGATTGATCCGGAATTTCCCATTCAGTATTCGTCATGATCGTTTGAACGGATCCAAGTTTTTCGTTGTATTCGTTCAGACCATCAATTGGGCCTTTAAAGAATTTAGCACCAAAGCTAATAGCTTTCTGCATCATGTTACCCATCACGATACCCATTGCAACATCCATAGCATTAAGGGACCCTTTTACGGAGTCCGCTGCTCTAGAAAATGCTCCGGTAAGTGGATTGAGGTTAATACCAGATGCTTTAGCATTAAGTCCATCAATAGACTTAATCGAGTTTGTGAATCCCTGGTGATTATCCGCCTTTTGAAAAATACCCTTCAACCGAGATAAAATGCTTGATGTTTTAGACGTTCTATCAGCAACATCGGTATTCATCTGATCGATAGATTTGGCAGCGCCTGACATGTTAATATTATCAGTGCTACGACTAAAAATATTCTTTAAGCGAGATAATAAACCTTGGGATTTTGTTGTTGAATTTGATACTGCTTCTGGAATAGCGTTCATCTCTTTAGCAATGTTCTTAGACGCGTTTCCGCCATTAATCTTAGAGAATGCCGCTTTAAGTTTATCCAGAGCAGATATTGTGTCTTGAGTGTTCTTAGTAAAACCTTTATTGTCTAAGGTTACCTTGGCGACTTTCTCATCAACATATCCTGCCATTTATTGCCTCCTATTTAAGGTAATCGGTTAAAACCCTGTTTATAGCTGATTTGTATGCGCAATCAATAGCTTTATCGATGTATGGGTGTGGAGGAACATATCCTCCTGTACCCGTACCGTGTCCATAATGAATCAGAATAGCAATGTTTTTACCTTTGTTAATGTTCGTGTTAAATATCTCAAGCTCTTCCCCACGTCCTGTATGAGATATACGATAACCCCATGCTGCAGCTGTCGCTCCAGATCTAGACGGCGTAGCAGCTCGAAGCGCTTCGACGATGGCTTTACCTAATTGATCTAGAGATACTCGACGATCTTTCTTGAGATATCTTTCGAGATGATTAAAATCTCCGCTTACCGATATGTTCATTTACGGACCTTCTTACCATACTTCTTGTTGTATTCCTCATCATTCTTACGAACATCATTATTGTTTCTATGAGAAGAATACGCTGCTAACCCGGCAACAGCTGTACTTAATCCGGCAACTTTACCAGCATTATTTTGAACTGATAAGATTTTCATAGTCTTGTCATAATCTTTTTCTATCGTGTCATTAGTTAAGATTTTCTTACTAGCAACTTTTAGGTTCTTATGATCAAAGAATATGGTCGGATTCTTTGTTCTATATCCGGAGTATTTCTTATCGTTAATATCATTAAGCCCATCGTATCCTTTTTTCTTAAGAGACGAATAGAACTTGTCGATATTTTTTTTATATGTTTCATTATGTCCTCTGGCAACTAATCCAACATTAAAATTATTATACTTGCTTTTGGATTTATTAACCTGTGAAGCTATTTCATCAGCTACTGAACGGAATTCTGAGTCAGTCTTATAAAGCTTTTTAAAAGATTTTTTAGCGGCTCTATTAGGAGCTATCTTAACATCTTTAACAGCCTTGAATTTATAAATATTGTCGTGATCTCCCAACCCATAGTCATCCCCGTAAAAAGCTCGTCGCATTTTTCTTTGCATTCCATACATGCCACGATACTTAACTTTATCATTTTTTCGATAAGCGCCATAAACAGGTCGAGACGTGTCGATTTTAGACGCAGCATTAACAGAGTCGAACGTCTTTCCCTTCTTGAGCGTTCTACCGATAAAGTCATCTTGGATTTTGTTTTTAAGCATGTATCCCGCAACGGCGGCACCAGCAGCGCCGACAGCGCCCAATGCTATTTTCTCATTTCTAAGACGTTTTGCAAGTTTCTGTTTAACTTGTTCTTCATTATAACCCAATTTTCGGTATTTGTATTCCAAATTCTGGACATGATTATCTCGTAATCGTTTGCCCCATTTCATACCTTTGACACCGAAGTGTTGGATTACATCATCAGAATGAATTATAAAATCATCCA